GTGGCGGATGTCTGATCGACGGGAACGTTGTTACCTTGAGACGCCATGATAGTGATTAACTTAATTTTATTTATTTTATACTAGGCTGGAAAGATACTATAGGAGGTCACCTCCCATCTCCTGAAGCTTGGCAATGAGCTCTTTGCCGATGCCAAATATAATCTGAAGAGCTTCATAGTTGTCCTTGGAGTTCTGGATGACATTTTGAGTAAAGGACAAAGCGCGATCAATAGTGAGGGGGATTGGAACCTTAAAGTAAGCTGACACTGCACGGAAATTGTTTATAGCAGTATCAATGTCAGGAGTAACAGCGTAGAAAGTGATGCAGTGTCCTGAGGGGCATTTATCGTCTTTCTTCATGAGCAGGTGAATCAACAGGTGCTTCTTATAACGACTTTGTAATTCGGTGCGGGAAGGATAGATCTTATAAGACTGTTGTCTAGATGTACTGCCAAGGAAAGTGTAGAAGCCAACGGAAACACTCTTGTAGTGGTACGGAGTGCCAATGTAGGTGCGCAAAGATCGGACCAGGGGAGAATAGACATCCCGGAACATGGAACCAAGAACGATATCAAAGGTACAGTACTGGTTCTGGGTGAAGTAATCTGCACTCAAGGAATTATTGGAAGTGCCATCTTGATTCCAGCCAGAGATGAGAGAGAATTGGTCAGTGCTGGGAGTTATTGTCTTCATACAACGTTGGATTAGATCAAACTTGCACGTACTGCTGGTAAGAGCGTCACAGTCACAGCTGGTAGTGACGTTATAGGGTCCAGCACCCCAGGGTGAGGAAAGCCCGTCTTTGTAATGCCAGACAAGACCTATAGGATAGATGGGAAAACCATCGACCCAATGATTGAATTTAGTATAGATGGTGTCACTAGCAGGAAACATGCTGTCAAAATCAACAGGTAAGATCTTATACTTTGGGGTGAAGGTTTCAACGGCCGCAGAATCTACATTTTTCTGGTAATTAAAGCCGGGATTGGCATAGGTGCGAGTATACATAACACCTTTTAAATCAACGCCGAATATGGTAAAATAATCTTCTTTATGTATGACACGGAAGGGGATACCTGAAATGGTATCTTGAACTTGATTACAGGTGTGGAGCTCGCCAAAGGGCTTGGTGGTGTCTAGTACAGTTTGGGAATGTGCAAGATAGGGTAGTATGGTAGTAGTAACGGAGAGGGGGACTGTGGCTGCTTGCGATTTGGCAAGTAGGTCAGCCCAGGAGAAACGGGTGAAATCAGAGGTCTGTAGATTGACAAGATATAGATCCATTTCTTCTACAGTGAGGGGATAGAGGAAAGCAGGGAGGTCAGTGGAGTTGTAAGTGACAGTGAATGTGAGCTGATTAGTAGTGCTCTCAGGTTCTAATATGCGCATTACCCAAATCCTGCCGGTGGCGTTTGCAAGACAGAGCTGGGTGCCGGCAATGTCACGTATGAATTTTGAAAAGTTCTCATCACCTAGAACCCCAGTCCAGAACTCGGGGAGATGTGCCTGATAGAAAAGGTTACCCGGGGCAACCTTAATCCCTGTGATGTAGTTATTGACCTCAAAAGTAAAATTAAAAACGAAGGTGACATTTTCGATATATGAATAGTCCTCATAGTTACTTATGCATCTTTCAAATAGTAACCGGTCTGCATGGACATCGGTTGGCTTCAGAGGGAAGAGGCCATACTCGTTATACTGGTAGAGGGGGAGGAAGTTCTCGAGCTGGGACTTCTGGAGCTTGTCAAGCTTGAGTAGAATATTGAGCCCCTCAGCCTGATTGAGAGCCGTTACTTGGCCTAGAAGGGCGAGGAAGATGAACAAACACAACATCTTGAATTAAAGCAGTTATATTTATTTACAGCAGCCGTTATAACTTAAACTACTTTAGCGACCACGTGTGTGCGCTGTATATACGTGCTGAGGTCGGCCAGCTTAACGGTGGAGTTGGCGAACCCGACGATAAATTCTAGGAGCATCTGCATCTCACCCTGTGTGGTTTTATGGTGGGAAGCGGAGAGCATGACGCTAATGCATTCGCGCTCCACCGATCCACGATGGACCGACAGCCAATCATGCACGGCTTCACGATACTCCTTGAGGTCGACGTCATTATTGAACTGGCGGCTGGTGAGCTTGACCGCCAATCTGGGGAGGTCAATGCCAAGGCAATCTTGTCCGACTAAGAACCCGACGAAGGCGGGCGGGATGGACTCATCAAGCTTAAGCTTGGAGTAATAGTGTGGTGATTTTGCCACACGATCAGCCCTGAGGTAAACGTCGTCTCCCTGGGCCAGTATGAAGTGGAGACCGGTGAAGTTGAACGACATACCTGCAATTGCAAGAGCCATGACTGTGTTATTGAGGAGGGTGTCACTGCGCCCTGATTGGAACTTGTCTTTAACCTGCCCCTGGATCCAGCCTCCGTGGAGTATCCAGTCAATGTTCGGGAGGTCTAGCATATTGATGATATTCTCAGGGATGCCATACATAACCGCAACTCCTTTGAAGAAGAGTCTGGTCCACAACCCCTTGGAAGTGTCCTGCTCGGAGATGTCGAGTCCGACCGACTTGCCTCCAAATTTGGATCTTGTGCGTACGAACGTGTCGAGCCCGCCTTTCGGGACACCGTAAGCGAAGCCCACGGTGGATTTGAAACTGGCCTTGATCTTTTTCTCGAGGGCCCTGACGTACGCTCCGACTATGTGATTGATGGTCTTGGGTTGAGCGCTGATACCCTGTCCGGGTTTGAGCATGCCGTTCTTCGTCTTGAGCCAAGTATCCGTTCCAACGGAAGCCTTAATCTGGCTCTTAAGGAAGCTTTCGATCTTATCCGTGGATACATACGTTTCCCCGAAGAGGCCTATATCCTGGTCACTACCCTTCTCCGCAATCCGGGCGAACTGATCGCCAGCGGCCACATGAAGATCCTCTATGGTTATAGCCTCTACCTTATTCTCATCAATGAACTTAAGGAACCCGTCCATAAGGCGCTTGGCTTTATTTCCAGCCTTGGTATGAACCCTAGAAGCGGACTCCCCCAGGTAACGGCTGAAGATTGCGAAAGCCTGCTGGGAAGGCATTTTAGCGGTGGTCTGGTTGGCGCGGTGTCTGGTTGCGAACATGCTAACCTTCTTGGAGGTTTGGGTGTCACACCCAACCTTACCCTCGAAATCCTTAGCCTTGCAGCCGTGTCCCTTGG